GCGGTCTTCTTGGCGTCGGTGGTCTTCGCCGCATTATCCGCGATATCCGACTTCGCCTGAGCGATTTCGTCGGCATTGCGCTCCACATCGGCATAGCCGAGATGGTTCCACGCGGAGCCATCCCACACCAGCGTGTCAATCACGCGGTCGGAGAGCGGCACGAGCACGGAGGGGCTGTTGTTGGGTGTTCCCTGCCAGTAGGTGTAGAAGTCGGCAAGCATGGACGGAGAGTTGTTCTTCTCCCCCTTCCAGCGAGTCCAATACTTCTGCGTCTTGAGCCACAGGTCACCGACAATCAGATTGTCCTTCGGCATGTCAGGCCCACGGAAAGTGTGATTCTTTGAGTGGGCTTCGGCATACGCCTGCGCAGCCGACTCCTTCGCCTTGCTGATCTCGCCATTCGCGGTGGTCAGGTCGCTCTTGGTCTGGGCAATGTCCTTCTGCGCCTGCGATAGGTCGGTCTTGGCTTGAGCGAGCGTCTGATTCGCTGCATCAAGATTAGACTTGTTGGACTGGATATCCTTCTGGGCCTGCGTCAGCTTCGCCGTATTATCCTTCAACGCCGTCTGGTTGTCGGCCAAATCCTTTTGAATCTGCTTGACCTCATCAGGCGAGACGGCGGAAGCCACGGTCACAGTGGCAATCGCAGACCAGTCAGACTTATTGCCCGCATGATCGACAGCACGAAACGCATAAGTATGAGACGTGCCAGCCGTCAAACCAGTAATCACATAATCGCCAATACCAGTCGAAACAGCTGCAATCTCCTTGAAACTACCATTAGTCAAACGTTCGCCAAGAATGTTCCTGTCCCAGTCAATCGGCATGGAACCACCATCAGCAGTTTTTCCATCCCAATTAACCGAAACCACACCCAACTCAGACGAAAGAATCGGCTTAGACGGTACAGGAGGAGGAGTCGTATCCTTAGCGACAGTCAACGCGAACACGCTAGACCATTCGCCCATCTGATCTGAATACGATGGGACAGCACGCACTCGGATAAGAATCTGAACACCACAATCCAAATTCGACCAAGACAACGTGTGCTCGGTTGTAGTACCAGCCGAATGCCACTCATATCCAGTCTTATTCACACGATATTCGACCACATACGACGTGATGTCCATAGCAGTGCCATCAGTAGCCAACGTCACATCATCCCAACGGGCGGTCACCATGCCACGCGCATACCCGTTCACATTGATGTACGCATCGGAATTGGCTGACAGGTTTTGAGGAGCCTTCGGAACACGATGATCCTTCTCAGGAGCCGGAATCGCACCAGACGCGCCACCCAAATGAGCACCACCGGTAATACCGTTCATACGCTTCGTCAAACGAACCGAGGAATCATAATTCTTATCGTTCAGAATCAGCGAAGCCTTGAACCCAGTCGAGTCGAGTTGCAAAGTGACCTGTTGGACACGGACCTTCTCACGGTTCGCCACTGTAGGCGCGGTAATCCAATCGCCTATCGTGTAATCGATGAGCGGCAGACAAGACGCTTCGACAACGTTCACGGATCGCGTGTACTGTCCGCGAACCCTAGCCGCGTTAGCCAACGTCGGTTTGATGAGATGTTCGGCGGTCTCCTTCTTGTTCACACCCTGTTGGCTTGAATACAATTCCCAACCGCCCCAAGGCTTCGGGGCGTTCGGATTATCCTGGCGGAAATTAATATTGTCGCCACGTACAAGGATCGAGGAAGCCAGACCATCAATACTCTCATCGTCAGGAGCTTCGGACACATCCTGAGCAAGCGTCACCACACACGATTTAGACAAGTCACGGCATATGGCGACACTATCCGCGTTCCATAACAGCAGTTGCCGGGCATCAGTACGCCAATCGCACAAGCCGTTGTTCACCAGCGAATCCAACACGTCCTGTATGGAAATGCCAAGATCGTAATATATGCTCGGCAGCATGTAGCCCCACTGTTTGCCAGCGGAATCGGCACCGGAAGTGAACCGGCTGCAATCAACTTTCACGCCGCCACGATTCCAATTCTCATCCATGAACGTGCGCATGATCGTGCCAGCGTTCGCGTTCGCGAATTTACGGGTGCCTTTCTCGTCTCCGCTGGTCTCCAATCTGGACGTGTCCAGATTCAAAGCCTTCTTCAACAGCCACCCGTAGGAAACGCCGGTCAACGACACCGTGTCGGACACGTCCAAAGCGTTCCTTGAACGTGAAGCGATAACAAACCGGCCATTATACGGTTCAATCCAGCGTCCACCATCAGACACTTCCACGGCGATTTCCAAGCCGGTTTCAAGACGCCGGTCAAGAATCTCACCACGCAAAGCTTTACGCGAATAGCTGACGGTCAAAGCACCTACAGCATCATGAGTGAACGACACAGTATAGGAAGTCGGCTCAGGCAGCAATCCAAGCTTGCTTCCATTGGCCTGATATGCGACAAGACGAGATTTTAGAGTCTTACCCATAAGCATCCCTCAACTTAAAAAGAAAGAAGCCAGTGGAAATCACCACCAGCTTCTCTTAAACCTGCACGCCACATTCCCGGAACCAGTGGCCTTAACTGCAATCCTGTAGTCACCAGAAACATCAGGATTGACTTGCAACCTACCGGAAGGCAGATAATCCAATCCGACTATCTCGTTCTGAGAACCGCCAGACCATGCGGAATCACTATCGGAACTCCATGCAGTCAACGATCCCGCATCCAAATACAAGTAAGGCCGAGCATCCACGCGCGTGCCAGACCATGTGATACCGGTACCGGATACCGTATCCTTCACCGTTATGCCCGTCACACCTTTCGGGAAACGAAACACCATGTCTGTTATGGGAGCGTCACCGCAACTATACGGAAGTTGAGTGGAAAGCACACTCGGACTAGCGTTCGGAACGCCCTGCCAGAACGTGTAGTATCCGGCGGACGGCATCACCGAACCACCGGACATGACCTTCCCACCGTTCAAAGGCAGTGAGACGGTCTCATGCGTGACGGAACGCCACCACACGTCAGGCATGGCGAACACGGCAGTGAATGGAACGAAACGGTTCGGATGGCTCTTTGAATCATCAGGACTCAAAGAGGTCAACTCGACACGGGTGCGCTGCTCGACACCATCGACAATCCGACTCATGACAAGATTCGGCATCGTGCATAACCGCATCAGCCTGGATGATTCACCAAGCACGTCAGGCTCCCAAGCGCATACCTGCAACGACAATTGACGTTCCGAAAACCTAGGCGTCATGCCGGAAGGGATGGAACCATGCCGTTGCGGAACTGTCGAAACGGTACGGTCAACACTGATGGCGCTCAACAATGTCGAGCCAACAGTGACGATGCAGTTCTCCGAATCAAGAGGAACATTATTCAACTTGTAGAAACACGTGGAAAAAGCCACGATACTCCCCTCTCACATGCCGATCATCGCAGCCTTGTCCAACTTCTGATTCGTTTGAACCGAGATTGGTGTGATGGTCGGATATTGGAAGTTCTGCGTGATGTTGTATGTAGGGCCGCTTTCAAACTTGACATCGTCGGAAGAGCCTGCGGAATAGTCCGAAACCATGGAAGGCATCGAAACACGAGTCATACGACGCGCGTTCTTCAAATACTGGCTTGGGATGTCACCGCTCGCATTGATGGCGCTCATCACTCCCTTGCCGTACAGGGCTTCCATGCTATGCACTGCGGCGGCACGTACGACATATTCACCGGTGGACACGTCGGTGGAATCGTTCAAAGCGATGGAATCGCTCGTGTTCGTTCCGCGTCCGACGATCCTGCCGGTGCGGGTCACATTATCGCCTTCGACCTCACCGCCTGTCGCACGCCTTCTCTTGACTCCGAAAATAGCGCTGAACGTCCTGCTCGCCCATTTTTTGCCCTCGCTCCACAAAGTGCCGAGCATTCCCCAGAAGCCACCGGAAATATTTCCACCGAACTGTGCGTTATACGTGCTTCCATTCCACTGGTTCGCGGTGCGCTCAGCACTGCGTTTCGCAGGCTGGGTGTTGTCCCTCGCGCCGAGTGACGCGGTGGGTCTCAACGAACCGTAGGCGTTGGCGTCGCCTTTCAAATAGTCAATGGTCATCGAAGCAAGATCGGAAGCCTTCAGATTGGTCGTATAGCCATTGCCATCAGTGCCCTTCTTGAACAGGTCGGCATGTTTCCTGACCTCATCGGTAGCGACAACGGCCTGATTGCCGTTGGCATCCAACACGATGGTGTATTTGCCTGAACCGTCTGTGCTCGCATTGTTCATGAGATTGTTCACGGTTGATTGAACCTCATCCGCGCTGGACAATGCTCCGCTGTTGATACCGTCAAGGACCGTGGTGAAGATGGCCGTATTGCCCTCGCCGGGGAACAATGCCCGCAAATCAGACAGGTAGGATGTCAGATTCTGCTTCGACTGTTCCGTTTCAGTCTTGAACAATGTCTTGACCTCTTCAGGAGTCAACCCATACAGTTGTTGCAGTTTCTGAATCTCCGACTCCGGGACGCCCATCGCCTTCGCCGTCTCGTAGAACTGTGTTGACAATTCCTGCTGTTTCGCATTCACCTCATCGGTTGACGCGCCGGAAGCAACCAACTGTTCAAGCCAATCATGGCCTGTCGTAGCGAGATTCTGCAAGCTGGTCTGAGCCAACTGTCCAGCCTCGGTCATGTTATTGAACGAGTCCGCGGCACTGTCCCAAACGTTCTGTACGCCCAATTCCTTGATGCGTTGGATGGAATCACCCAAACCGTTGTAAATCTGACCATATTCCGTTGCGACACTCAAAGCGTTCTGCTGCGCGGTACGCTGATTGTTGATAATGTCGTTGTACTTCTGCGCGGCACTGTTCAACATCTGCTGACGTTGAGATTGAGTCGCAATGGCAATGGAAACCGAATCGGAATCCTCACCCATCTCGATCAAACTCTTCGCATAGCCGGCAGCATGACCATTCGCGACGGAAGTCGCTTCCGCATTATCGATGTACTGCTGACGTGCCTTCTCCATTACTGCTATAAGCTTCTTGGCTGCACCAGCTTCATTGCCGTAATTCTGCGTCGCGGTAGCCGAATAAGTGCTGTGAGCATCATATGTGGCCTTCAACTGATTCATCATCGAGTTGTAAGCCTTCGTACTGCCGCTCGCAGCCTTGCTCAGGTCAGTGGTCGAAACACCAAGCTTGTCGGCGGCTTCGGCAGTATTCTTGAATCCAGTTGTCCAATCATCCAACCAGCTCCAACCAGTCTCAGCATAATTACCGTCCTTGAACGCATCCTGAATCGCGGAAGCGACATTGGATAACGCGCCGGAAGCTTCGGCGGTCGAATCAGGAATCTTACCCAACGCTGCCGCAATATTCTCGGAAGCACGCTCAGTCGCCTGAGCTTTCGCATTGTAATCGGAATACGCTGCGACTGCTGCCGTAATGGCAGCCACGCCCCAAGTCACCGGATTGGAAACCGTAGACGCAAGCATCCCACCCAAACCAGACGCAACAGCCTTCACCTTGCCCATCGCGCCCTCAGCAGAGCCGACATTCGACACGAACTTAGAAACAGCGGGATTAGACGCCACCCACCCCTGAGCGACATTCTTCAACGTCACACCAGTACCGGCGGAAGTCACGCCCAACTCCATCAAAGCCTTCTGCCATTGCAGCGACTTCATCGTGTTCTCAACCACGGCAAGCTTCACCGTGTCCAAAGCGGTCTTGCCAGCCTTGCCGAACGTGGCGAACACGCCCAACGCGGCCTGAATCGGTTCCGGCAGCAACGCGCTGAAAGCCTTAGCCACAGCCTCGGCGGCGGTAGCGATAGCCTGAATCAGCGGAGCAGAAGCACGAAGAGAAGCAGCCAATGTGCCGCCGAACGTCTTAGACAGTTGCCCGACAGTCGAAAGCAGCTGGCTGAACATCGGACTCACATCGCCAACAGCGTTGAACACCTTCTGGAAACCATCGGAAACACCAGACGAGAAATCGGAAATACCACCGCTACTGTTCTTCAACAGGCGGCTCACATTCTTCGTGAACGAAGCAATCGTCCTACCGGCATCACCGAAAACATTTCCCACGGTATGCCGCAGAGAATAGCCAGCGTCACCAATCTCGGAGAATGAATCACGCATCGCGGACTGCGCCACTTTAGCGCCAACGGCCCACGACTTCAACGTGTCTTGGAACTTTGCCGAATTGACAGCCTTATCCGCCTTCTGCAACTCCTTGGAGAAGCTTTGGATGCCATTCTGGTCCTCAGCCAAAGCGGAATACAAGCCGGAAGCAATACCCATGAGCGCTTTCACGGAATTCTTCAAATATCCAGCCTGTTCAATGACACGCTGCATCGACTTCTCAATCTCACCGGACGCGCGTGCGTTATCGACCCAACGTGCGAACTGATCCGCAAGCTCACTCACATACCGTGTGGCACGAGGGAGATACTGGCTAGTTGAATCGCCAAGATTCAGGAAAGCCTTGACAAGTCTCTCAACACCCGGTTCCAAATAAGTCAACGACTTATTCACATCGTTGAAAATGCTGGATACGACGCTTGTCTTATCGGCTTCCTTGACCATCTTGGTCATGCCGACGACGATTCGTCCCTCATGGTCGGCAAGAGTTGACATTTGGGGAATCAACGTGTCGGCAATGGAATCAGCCAATCCACGGATGGCCGGACGGGCCTGACCGTAGAACGCGTTAACCACGCTGTCGGACAGTTTGCCTAACTTTGTGGATGCAATGTCGATCTGCTCGCTCCAAGTGGCGCCCTTTTCGCCCCAAATCATCTTCACGGACGCATAGGCGGCGCCCAATCCGACGAGAGCGGCAGGAGCGGCCAATGCGGCCTTCGACATGGAAACAATCGAAGCGCCGACGCCGAGCACGCTACGGGACATGTTGATAGCGCCAGCGGAAACACCGGCGAACACGGTACCCAATGCGGAGAAGAATGGAACCTTCTCATCCAGCGAGTCCATGAAATTCACGAATTTCTGGAATTGATTGTTTACAGCACGCAAGCCTGTCGCGCCATACGTCATGCCATCCAGCATTTTGCCGAAATCAGTGGCATGGAGTTTCGCGTAAATCTCGACGGAACGAGGACGGGTGAGCATGGCAAGATGAGTACGGGCACCAGCCGTTTTAAGGTCGATGTCCATTTCAAGCTTCTTATAATCTTCTTGAAGCTTCTTGGCCTTCTCACGCGCACGGGTCACATCCAAATCAAGATTGACCTCATAGTGGTAGTTCTTGTCCTTGCCGGCATGGAACGCAGCAAGATTCAACTTGTCGATGGCTGACCGGTAGTCGGTCTCGATGTCGTTCGGAAGACTGCGGAATTTCCGCTTCAACGCTTCAAGTTCGCGTTCCATGCTTTTCGCGCCGTCGAGATAGACCTTCGCATGGACGTCCATCCCATCGACCTGCTTCAGACGCTTGGACACGTTCTCGAGAACGTTGACGACCTCGGAAACATCGTTGACGTCAACACGGATGTTCGCCTTGCTGTCATGCTTCAACTGCTGCATCGCATTGTCGAGCTGTTCGACGAGACGGTTGGCGCGAGCCATCGAGACATTGTTGGAACTGCCCAGAGGCTTGACCTTCTCGATCGCATCCTGCATACTGCGGATGTGCTTCTTGACGTTATCCAAAACGTCGATCTGCTTGTTCGCGTATGCCGTGGTCAATCGCGTGTTGCGTTTCACCGCATCCTGATACGATTTGCTTTTCAGCGTGACCTTGCGCCAAGCATCGCCACCATTGGCGATACGCTTGTTCATCGCGGAAACAGCCTTGTCGGAAGACTGAACTTGCTTGCGCATCGTTCGCAGATCACGCAAAGCGTCGGTCAGCTCGACTTTCGGGGATACTTTACGTTTATCAATGTCCCGAAGAACACGTTTCAGATCGGAGTCATCGCCACGAATCTCAACATTCTGGACGATGCCATCATCCTCGATACGCCTTTTCGCCGCACGCCAACGAGACATGTCAACGTCAGGCGTCACACGAACATCGAAATCGTCATCGGCGTACCGGGCGAGCTTACGGCGGAGTTCTTCGCCAAAACCCTTGGTGTTCGGATAAATATCAATTCCAACGGAACCGGCGAGATACTCCACCATAAGAACCCCTGTTTTTCAATCACATGCCCAGAAACGCCTTCATCGACTCGAAGTTGGCGGAAACACGCCTATCAACGCCATCGGCGGAGTGAGGGGGCATAATCGGTTTGAACTCAGGGTGCTTGCCATCCTTGAACTGCAATGTGCCGGAAACCAGCAAGCCGACCTGATTGTAAATACCCAACAGCAGACTCGTATCCTGAGTGAACCCGTGAAAACTCAAACCGGAATCACTCTCGGACTCGGCGCGGGCACGCTCATCAGGATGGTTCAGCAACCATTCCCGATACAACGACTCGTCATAGCCGGCAAGCCCGCCGATAAGGGTCAAAAAAAAACCCCCCCCCCACATCCCCGTGAGGGGGGGCGGGAAGATTCAGATTGTAGAACCTACGGAAATCACACGTAAGCTCTACTTTGCATTTCCGGTAGGCGTCCTTGACGCTTCGGATTTTCCCAAGGACGCACCATAAAATGCGTTAAGCAGCGTGAACACCTGCACCAGAACAGTCGGAGTCCTGCCAGTGACCCACTTGTGGTAGGCGTCAACATCCTTGGCGATCTTCTCGAAGAAACTATCGCTGGCAGCCACCATCCTGGCTATAGCCAGACTTGAATCGACATCATCGGAAGTCTTCTTGCGGAACACGCCGTAACTGTCGGACGCCACGGCATCAACGACCATGAAATCGCATGTCTGCGCCACGGAGAACTCATGAGCCGGAACGAACTCAGGGCATCCGGCCAGTTCCTCGTGCTGTTCGACGAACTCAGCCAGCGTGTCAGGAATCTCCGGAACGGTCTTAACGGTGTTCTTATCAGTTTTGGAAGCCATAATCTGTAATCCCCATCAAAAACCCATCTGCCAATTGTTGGAAAGAATTACCCCCGCACGGATGGGTACATGCGGGGGCAATAGGAAATCTCAGCCTTTCGAGGTCAAACCCGATACGGTCTGAGAGGAATTACCCGGATTCTTACCGCTGGAATCCGGGCTGGTTATTTTGACACGAACGTCTCCGGGGCGAAAATCTGGTACGCGCCAACCTCACCATTGGCACCGGCCTTCAGCACGCTAGTGGATTTCACGACGGCGTTGAAGCTGAACTCCGCGAAATCCTCATCGGCGAGGCTGACGTTATCGAACGTGAAATCGGTCTCCGGCAGATACAATCCGAAGCTCAGCTTGTCGGAATCATCGTAGGCGAGAACGAACAACGCCAGATGCTGCACCACGGGCTGCAACGGCACGACGATGCCGCCCTGGTCGCCGGCCCAGCCGCCAGTAACCTTCGTGATCGTGGCCGAATCACCCTGCACGGACGCGCCGGACACGGTGATGGTCGGAGCCTCGGTAGAACTCTTCGCACCGGCGACAAGCCACGTGTCCTTCGTGGTGGTGTCCCCGCCATCCTTGCTGAAGCTGATCTTGTTGTTGTTGGAGGTATGGCCGATATTCTCCCAATTCGCGACGGAACCGCTGCCAGCGGCGGCAACAGTGCCACTATTCAACAAGAACGAGGAAACTTTGGTCGGAAGAGCGGTCTTCGCGGGAGCCGTGAACAACGTACCGCGAGACGCCTGAATCAGACCATCGGCATTAATAGCCATAATGGTGCCTTTCTACTTGAAATTGATAAAAGAAAAGGCCCGACCGATACCGGTCAAGCCTTGAACGAATCGCGGGCAGTCACAACAGCCGACAGCCCATACTCCTTGACGTTCTTGCCTTGATTCTCTTTTGAATCATACTGCCTCTTCTGCGCCGTCACAGACACGGTGCCAACCGTTCCAGCTGTCGTGGACTCCTCGAACGGCCAACCCTGCACCGTCTTATACAAGTGACGTGCAAAACCGTGAGGATTGTTACAGTCAGCGGCCAAAACCGTGAACGTCACGCCGAAACGCCACAATCCACGGTCAAACTGTTCGGGAGCGGAAACATAATAGAGAAGAACCTGTCCACGTTCACCGTAAGCGTTCAAAGGCAAGTCAAGCTCGCTGCAAACCTTCACATCAGGCCACTCCTCGCACGGATACGCCCGATTCAACAGTTCATAAACCAACTGTTCCGCATCGATTGACTCACGAACGTCAATGGCAAGACGCTGAAAAATGTTGTCCGTCACAATCTCACCCGACTCAACGAATCAAACATGATATGTTTTCCCGGAATACGCGCTCTCGGATCACGAGGCCCATACTTGTGCTCAAGCCACCGGTTGAAATAACCGAACTCCAAATGCGGAGCGACCTGCGTGCCATCACGGCCCATGACGGACATGACAATCTGATGATGCCAGCCGACTTTGCGAACGGAAACCTCGATCCTATTCGCAACGCTTGAATGCGTAGCGGCCTCATTCGCCTTCGCGCGGACGGCAGACACGCTATGCACGGCGGCGCGGCGTGTAAGTTCCGGCCCATACATCTTCGCAATATCGGTAGCGACGCTACGCCGAATCGTGACCCTTCCCAACGCCACCCACCTCCTTCACCCATTCAGGCTCGGAAATGCCGCCATCAAGATAATCGCCAATAACAACACGACGTGCACGAACCTCCCAATGCCGGGAGAAACGAGAACCACTCCCACGCCACGTAGGAGCGCCGTCAGCATCGTAATAATCGCCCTTATACCAGATCCGGGAATAAATGTCGCCGGGCCATTCCCTCGCAATAATCTGCAAAGGAGTGACCTCTTCCAAACCGCCGGGGTTATCCGAAGATGGCGTCTTATCCTCAGCTCCAGAAATAGAGAACATGCCAGCCTGCTGCGCACGACCCTCAACACAGCAGATGACCTTCACCGGATCGCCAGTCTGCACATACTGGCCGCCGTGCGCGTCCTGAACATGCTTGCGAGGAATCACAACGACATAATCCGTGTCGAACAGCTGTTTCTGACCACCGTAATGGGTTTGGTCATCCTCGTAGAGGTAATGGCGTTCATTCGTATCATCGTCAAACAGAAACGCCATCATCAACCTCCATAACCGGGGTCGAAACCAAGACTGATGTGTGACATCGTGCCAGCGGATTCAGCGAAACCATTCAGAATCGACTTCTCCGCTTTCGACAAGAACAGCCGGGGACTTGGATCATAGCCAGGCTGATTCTGCTGCGGATCATGCTCCGTGTACGAGTAAGAACCGTTCGCTTCGGTTTTGAACCGGTTGAAACGTACTACGCGTAACACCATTTCGCATACGACCGACGCGAAATCACTTTCAGAGAGACGCCCTTTCTTCAAGCGTGTCCGGACAATCGGGCATTCGCTCAAACAGATGAGAGCGGCCTTGCGGCATTGAGCGGAAATCCAATCAGTGTCGAAATGCTCTTCAAATGAATCCGCGTCGGCGGAACCGTAGACGCGCATATACTTCAACCAGTCGATGTTGTCGATGATTGCCGTGCTCATACGCGCCTCCTACATCATGCGGTCAGTACAGTGGCCTTCAAAGTGCTGTTGGACTGCACAAGAACCGGCAATGCAGTACCGTTCACGTAAGCCTCGTATCCCGGAGTCGAAGACGGAGTATTCAGCACGGCTCCGATAGGGCCAGCGTTCTTCTCACGGCTGATGCCATATGCAGGAGTCTGAGCTTCAGCGGTCGGCCCCAACGCGGTGTAACCCATGTTCACGTCACCGAAAGCCGGAATCAGCAGGATGGTGTTCTCAGGGAAGAAGCTCTTGACGCCACCCGGAAGAGTAATCTTGGACTGGCGAGCGAAATCACGATACCTTTCGTCAACAACGTAAATATCCTGAATGCCGGTGTACAGGCTCAAAACGCTCTTCACATCATTCTCGGAAACAAGAGCCGGAAGGGTGGAACCCTGACCGCGGAACAAGTAGTTGATGATGGCCGCGTTGGACGTCAAAGCGTTCACAACCTTACGGGTGGTGACCATGATGGTAGGACGCGCACCCTTCTTATCGTCGATAAGGTCGGACCATGTACGCAAATCCTTGACCGGATCACCAGTCTTGTCCCAAGTCTTCGTAGTTGTCAAAGAAGTGGATAGTGCAGAATCACGTGCATAATCCCAAGCTGCATCCTCATTGGATTCTGTGATGCCGAGCTTCGCGTCAACGGCGACGGCCACACGCGCCTTCTCCAGACGGTAGGCCAATTCCTTGCCCAACTGAACGAAATAATCGCTCAGAGTGGTCTTCAAATCTCCGTTGGTCATGGAAATGTTGCCATTTGCGATGTCCTTTTCGGACACGCGCATACGCTTACGCAACGGCAGCATGGAAGTGTAGGACAGCTTCTCGCCGCCAACAGTACGACCATACGGTGCCTCAGCATCCCAAGTGGAGAACTTCATCTCATCAACCTCAGGATCATCCTGATTCGGAGTCCACTCGACAGACAAGCCGGTGAACTGGTCCGGCAGGATGGAAGCGAACGGCAAAGCTGCCGTAGTTGTCTGATAGGCTCCCAGCACGATG